TATTTTTGCGCCTTCAAAGGCAGGGAACGGAACTACTGAAACCTCTTTGAGATCTACTAGCTCCCTAACAATCGTTTGGCCTTCTTTCCGATCTACAACCGGGAAGAAACCAACCGAAAAGCGATTCAGAACATCGTCCTGAAGTAATGTGTAAACTTCGTTGCCTCGAGGAGTGTCTGAGATTTTAGCAACAATCTCATAACCAGCCTCGGTGTCTCGACCTGAGATAACTTTGCCGATTGGCTCTTCGTGGCCGTAGAACAACTTTACGTCATCTAGGCTTTTGATGGCTCCAGCTTCAAAGCGCTCTTTTAGGTTGCCGGTAAGCTCAATCTCTTGTCCATAAGGCACAGCTAAACCAACAATGGTTCGCTCTTGTCCTTCGACCAATCTGGCTTCAAACTGTCTGGTTTCAATCTTCTTCATTGAGGCTCTTTCTTCTTGGAGCTGAACCTTCTCAGCGTCCTGGTACATCATTCCAATTGTGTAAGCTGTTGCGGCCCATTTGCCGTCAATGTCTTCGTAGATTCTTACGCCCATAGCGGGGTTGTCTGGTGGTAGTGATTCGATAGCCATTGGCTGGCCTTCTAGACCATACCAACCACCCTCGAGCATGACGTGTTCCACCATGCCGTAAACTTCACCTTCGGTAGTCATACCGACTACGAAGTCACCTTCAACGATGTCAAGCATCTAGACCTTCTTTAGTTCGTACTTCTTCAGCGGTGAGGATGCCAGCATCGATAGCAACCTTGTAGTAGTTGTAGCGAGCAGCAACATCAGCCTTGAATAGATGCTCGAAGTCGAACTCGACCCTATTGCCACGTGGAAGGCAGTTGCTAATTCCATCGGTAATTGCGTCGGTGTAAGCCATCAAAGTATGACGGTAGAACACCTGGTTCTCATCTTGTAGGTTCGTGTAGGTGTCTGAAGCACCTGGAACAGAAGTCAGGAGCAGTCGCGCCGGGACACCGAAGAGTCTAGCAACGGCCTGAACCTGTTGATCCTGGACTTCGGTGAAGAGGGCGTCCCGAGGGGAGAGCGCGATCTGCTGGTACTCGAAACCGTTGCCTAGAACAGCGACTTGTCTGTTCTGTTGCTTGTTGTGCCAGTTAGCTGTGACAAGGTCGGCGTCCTCCTTGTTTAGCATGGCGTTAGTCTTTAGAACTCCGGTCGGAACTCCCGCTGCGGTAAACCAGTTGCCAGCGTAGTCGCGAAGATCAATGGCAGCGCTAATGTCTTTACGGCATGATTCAATCGGGCTAACGCCTTTTAGAACTCCAGCCTTGCTAAAGATTCTAAGGTGCTCAATCTCTCGCTTGGTGTAGCGCTTGCCCAAGTAGTCATAAACGATAACTGAGTAGTCTGTGGTTCCATCGCTTAGCTTTGGGTATGAAGGTGAGACAGCGCTCGCCGGAAGAATGGTTAGGTTGTTTACCTGTCCATTAGATCCGAAGTTCTTCAACCAGTAGGCGTTGCCCTCGAGCGCCAAGTCTGTGACGGTCTGGAATAAAAAGTCGCGACGGTTCTGGTCAATGCTTGGGTTGTTTACCAATACTGGGTTATCAACTTTTAGTTCAATACCTGTCGCGAATCTGTAAGTGTTGATGGTCATCTTGCTAATTGGAGTAGCGATGATCTGGACAGCTCTGTAAACGGCTGTCAAAGATAGAGCAGAAAGTGGAGTGACTAGAGCTGCTTCTCTTGTAGGAATGGTCGGCTGAACTGCGCGTCTCTCAGGACGTCCTAGTAGCCTATCGAATAAAGATGCCATAGATACATCATAGTATCACAGACCGACTAGAATACTCCGACCGTAGCGTGTTGCGCCCGAGAAGAAACGTAGAGCGCCATGACCGTAGCCATTAGAGCGTCGATGTCTCCCAGAGATTCTTTACGGCTAATGAGCCAAGTTTCCCCGGTGTATTTGGAGACCCCGTTAGGCATTTGAGCGACGAGGAGGGGATCGTTCGCATGCCTAACGAGGCCGTTGCTAAACATAGCATAGACAGCCGAGCATGCTGAAGAGACTTCCTTAGTCCAGAGTTGCCAGACCGTATGGCCGGAGAGTTTTAGTCTCTTAGCCAAACTAGGTAGCTGACGATCATCCAGCACTATCGCTCGCGGACTGAACTTAGCGTAAAGATTGGTCAGCTCATTGAAGAGTTGTTGCTCAGTAGGGTTCACTAGCGACATCACTAGCTCCGTTTCCTGTATTCCATCCTTTTCGTTAGCAATTGCGATTGTAGCGTGGCCCCAGTTTTTTGTAATGTCTACGGCGAAGACGGCGTTTTGAGTATTGGTCACACCTCTACCGGTTGCCGCTTTGAACAAGTTGCCAGGCAACCATGAGTTAGCGGTTCCAGCTATGAATTGATTCAGTCGATAGCGTCGAGCTTCGTGTTCTGGAATTGTCTTTAGATCCGAGATGACTTGTTCGATTGGGATGCGACCTGCGGCCACCGATGGGTTGGCTGCCATGATTGCTTTCGGGTCATCGAGGCTGGCGTTGTCCGGTGCGGTCCAAAGGAAGAAGCCAAAGCGCTCTAGATCCTCAGCTCCGTTAGCTGCGCTAGTTCCAGACTTGTAAAGGTCAATTAGAGTCTTTGAGTTTTGGTCTCCAGCTGTTGTAATTCCAACAACGATTCCATCCTTGCGCTGTGAGGTTCCAAGAACAGCTGCGGACCACATACCTTCTTTGGCTAAGTGGAGTTCATCGAATAGACAGAAGCTAATCGGAATACCTTGGAGAGCGGCTTCTTTGGCAGCCTTCACATCATACCGGCCACCACCGTCAGCGGTGACAATACCTCGGGTCTCGGTAGCTCGCTTGAATCGCTTCTTTAGGAATTGGTTCTGGTTGATGACGTAAAGGACTCGGTTGTAAACGATGTTCGCCTGATCGGTGCTCGAGGCTAGTGAGATACATTGAGGACCGACCTCATGGAGTAGCAAGCCGTAGAGTCCGAGCATCGCTGCGATAAGGCTCTTACCATTCTGGCGTCCGACCGAGATAACTACCTGGCGATAGCGGAGTCTGCCCGGGTATCTTGGGTTGTCATCGGGATAGCGCTCGAGGATAGCGCGCAGTAGCCACTTCTGCCATTCATCTAGCTGTAAGCCTTCAGGGTTCTCTGGTGACTTCCAAGCTATCTCTGCGAACTCAATTAGCTTATCGCCGTCGGTTGGGAAGTCTTTTGACAGCGGTTCTGTGTAGAGCGTGGGGAGCTGAAGCATTATCGGGTAAGCAACTTCTCCAGGGGATCAACGGCTTCGTTGGAATCGCCGATTGAACGCTTCAGTTCGAGCACAGTCTTGCGAAGTTCGGCTGCGGTCGAGGTGTTGGACTGTTGGTCAAAGCTTTTAGCGAGCTGGAGGCATAGACCCGCCAACACTCGTTGCTCGAGGTTCAACTCGAGGGTTTCAATCCAGTTCTGTATCGATTCAGTAATCATTCAGTTCAAACCTCCGGATAATCTGACTTACTTGTAAAAAAGAAAATGCTTGCGCGGGATGCGGAAGGGTTCACAGAAAAAAACAGTCTCACTTATTTCCACCAAACCTTCCCAGATTCCAAGAGCTTTCTTAGTTTGGCACGTAGCCTTGGCCAATGATGCGACCTCCACACCAGTCTGAATGTGTAAAGTTCTACCCCTAGGGTATACCCCGCCCTTCTTCTTCTACGCTTTGACTTGATTGGTCGAGCTGAGAATGGTAGCAAGTCATTGATTGCTCTTAGCACCCGACCCCCCACCGTCTTAAGTCCACCCCTATTTGTACCGGGGATTGCGCCATGTGACCCGTTGAAGTACGCGGTCTTGCTTTCGTCCATTACACGATCGACATAAGGACTGAAGATTGTTGATGTCATGGTTGGGTTCACCTTCCCCTGGAGGAACGATGTGATCAATTGTCCAATCCTCATTGACTAGCTCTTTCGCACACGAGGCACAGATCGGCTCCAAAACAGTCTTCGCATACGTCCTCGCTTTTGCCCAAGCCGTAGATTGGTGCCATGATGCCATCTGCTAATCCTTTCAATGATTGGTCTTGTATCTTCCAATACTCTAATTCTTTGATGATCTCTTCAACGGTCAGGATGTCACCTTCAGCGTAATGAGCATCTAGGAACTCGATGAATTGATTCCTGGCGTATCTAACTCCATTCAGGAACCCATCAGCGTAGACAGATGTCTTGAAGCTTTGGATTACTTTGTCTACCTTCTTCTGATTCACTTTAGGTCCGCCTTTATAATCTTCAGCGCGCTATCTAATACCCAACAGCTAGAGTGCTCACAGCTGCCTTCGGTTGCGTACTCGAAGCAGATTTGTCTATCAACTTCTCTAATGATTCTGTTGCGCTCGATGGTGCGACCTTCGGCTACTCCTAAGTTGAATCCTAGAATTGATAGCTCAGCTATTTGGTCTTTGTGCTTGTCTACAATCTTGTCGAAGTCCATTAGTTTCTGCTCCAATCAGCCTTTAGAAACATGATTGCTGCGAATAGGGCCAATAGGCCTAGCACTGGTTCTTCAACAATGAACCCTGCGAATGTCGCTAATACAACGACGCTTACTGCCATAGTTGCTCTCATAATGTTTAGCAATTTGGTGCCTTTCTGTGTGTGGTATGTCAATTATGGTTCCGAACTCGAGGTTTATGTGGTTTATCCCCGATTTGTTATCAAGTTGTTACTTATACAGCCCTCTAGCAATTAGCTCGCCTTTGTGGTGACTGCCACAGCTTGAGCACTTGTATTTCTTGTATCTTCCGGCTCCTGTGGTTTGAGAGCCGTTGGGTCTGATGTCGGTATCGCCACAGTTTCGGCAGGCTTCTGGCTTTCCTTCTGATGCTCCAATGTGGGGATGGTTCTTGATCCATGGAAGGAGGATGTCGTATAGATCCAGTAGCAGGTTGACGTCCTGAATCTGGTATTCCTTCATCATCTTCCAGGCTTTAGGGATACCGGCCATACAGTCCAACCAGAGCTGAAACCCTGAGTGTTGCACCTTAGCTCCGACACCTAGCTTCTGGGCTACGTAGTCGAGCTTGTTGCTTGGGAACTTGAACTGAGACCTAACAACCTTCATTAGATCTAGTTCTATCCAGGGGCTAGGTGGTAAGTAGCCGTTCTCAATGAACTCGCGTTTGATGTGCTTTGAGTCGAAGGCTGCGCTATTCCAACCAATTAGAACATCGGCTTCATCCATGACTTTATGTAATTCATCCAGCATCGCTTGTTTGCCATGGTGGTGAACTGACTTGAAAATAACCTTGTCACTTCCAAGCCATCGAGCTCCCCAGCATAAGACTTCTGTAGAACGCTCTATCTGTGTTATTGCTATGTTCTGATCCCAGAGTCCCCAAACATGTGCCAGGTTAGGCGAGGTCTCTAGATCTAAAAATAGAATCTTCATGGCTTCAAACGTAGCCTTTACGCTTACGGTCTAGCTCAGACACGCCAGCCGTTATAAAACTGTTATCAAACGGTGTCAGGCTAATTAGAACGCCTGGTTCGTGTAGATCATCGTAGTTCTTGCGAGCTGTTAGATCTACGACGTAAGAGTCATCCTTTATTACTCCCGATTGCGTTAGTGAGTCAAAGACAGCTCTTGTTAGTTTGTCTAGGTCATAGGTTTGCGTTGCGTATTGCCTGGTGACGGTCTTAGGCCTTCTCAGCCAAAAGGTCAATGACACCGAGACAGCGATATCGAAGCGATTGTCAAACTCCATCATTTTGAGTTCAAGCATTTTCTTCATGTGCTCTCGCCAAGCAGGTAGGTCTTTGTTGGCTTCTACTAGGACTATGTGAGCTCCTCGATTGAATGCCTTCTTAGATCCCTGCGGTCTTGGGTCACCGGCAATAAACAACTCGAACATTAGAACGGATTGTTCTGTGGTATTCCTGGAGCTGGTTCCATGATGTTGATGATGTCCTCAATTGGGGTAGAGGTCTTAGGCTCTGCTGCCTTGGTTAGCTTTACTAGGCAATTGTTGAGTGAGTGCTCGACTACCTGCTTAGTTTCCTGTCCTGGTTTGTTGTAAGTACCGACCTTGGTGCCTAATGATCCTTCGATGCTTACTTCGTCATCCTTTTGGATGTTTGTTCCGTTGTCTAGCCAAGCAGTCCATAAGCGATTACGTTGTTCGCCTTTGAAGTCGTAGCTCTCCCAGACCTTGAGTCTTGGATAGCCTTCGTTTACTACCTCAGCTACTTTTCCATAGATGATTACTGTTGCCATTTTTCTGTGTTTTTCCTTTCTAGTGTTCTTTAAGTTTAAGTTAATTATTAGTTAACTTTAAGGCGACATCTACGCCGTCCCGTGACGTCGTGGGTGTCACCCCGATGAGTCTTAGATGACGCCCCGATTTGCCTTTTCTGACGCCTCGTAGATTGTGACTTAAAGTTCCATCACAACCATCTGGACAGTCTAATGTGATCCAATACCGATTTGTGATTCTGTCGAACCGGTATCCGATTCCGTCATGTTGCGACATCTCAATTTCCTCTAGCTCGACCAGCTTTTGGAGATTGCGTTGAACTTGTCTAACGGAGCACCCGGCTAACTTAGCCAGGCGAGTTTGTGATGGATAGCAGCCTTCTTCCGGATCATCCCCAATATGCCACGCCAAAGCCGTCATAAGGGCTCGAGCTGTGCCGGTGCTATGGGAATGATGAAGAACCGCTGATAAGGCTTCTAGGCTCATTCTGTGCCTTCCTAGGGGTATACTGTGATAGCCCATCGTGGTTGGGTGACGCCAAAAGCGTCGGGCTGTGACTTTTCTGTGGGTCACAGCCCTTTCACTTTACTTGGCCTTTAGAGACTCAGCTAGCTTTTTGATTGCGTCGAGGATTTCGTTATCAACTTGTGACTTTTCAGCTGAAGCATAGATAACGCGTAAGGTTTCTAGATCCTTGTTAGCAGCTGCGGTTGAAGCCTCCTCCAGAAAGTCGCGCTGAGCTGACACGACCTTGATCATCTCTTCTCGACTTGGTCGCTTACCACCCTTGGAGCTAATTCCGACTGTGTTTAGAACTCTTCCGATTGCGCTAGTAGATGCATTCTCTAAGAAGTTGTTTTTGTTGATGTGGGAGCTGTTGCGCGTTTCCTGAGCGAAGTCCACAGCTGTTGGCCGGGCATCGTCCTTGTCTGTAAACACGCTCGCTTTGACTACAACTTCAGTTTCGTTGATCAGGACAATCTCGGTTAGAAGTCTGCCCTGTGGGTATTTTGCCCAGAACTTTGTGATTCGTTCTGATACTGGTTCATAGCTCGATAGATCGAATGCCATCTGTGTTTCCTCCTATTTGAATGTGATAAAGGGTTTACCGTTTCGGGCTTGAAGTGTCACTACCTTTTCGCCCTGGTAGAGACCGTATTTGATTCCGTTCATGAAAGCAAGCACCGCCGACTTCTGAGCTTTCAGCGCGTTGTCCCAGTATTCAGCCTGCGCCTTGGTCGAGGTCAGATTTGACCACATACCTCCTAGCTCAATCTCACCATCCTGGAGACCTTCAGAGAGCTCTCGGACAGCCTCGTATGTAGAATCGCTGCCATCGTAGTCTGGGGCCGTATTTGACGTTACGAAGCCATAGAAGGCTCGTACAGCGGTTTTCATGTCCTTCTGAAGGGAATCATCCCAAACGACCTCAAACTCCTTCCATTCGCCTCCTGCGACCGCTACGACCACACCTCGCTCTAGACCTAGAACTTGAAGGTAATGTTGAACTTGAAGGTTATAGTGCTCCGGTAGCTCATCCCAATACTGTCGGGTGAACTTGATCTCGAGGACTCCCAGCTTGCCATCGGCCCATTCAATAATGCCATCTGGGTTGGCTTTTAGAATTGGATTGGCCTTGCTTTGCCAGGTACCGGTCTCATGGACGGTAAGCCATCCGTCATTCTGTTCTTTGAATAGCTCTCGAATCGGAGCCTCGAAAGCCGTGCCTAGTTTCATAGGCATAGAAGGTTCTACTTCATCGCTTAGGTGTCCGGTCTTTTCAGCCCATAGACGGTAAGCCGATTTCCAGGGGTTCTTGTTCATTACTGAACCGATGTCCGAACCGCCAATGCCCTCTCGAGCCTGGTGCCATTCGGGAGAGTTGGGCTCAAAGGTGCCCAGATACCTAGCGAAGCCTAGAGCTTCAATTTTCTGTGTGATCTCCATAAGCCCATCCTATTGATGGACTATGACATTACTTCTTTTTAGGCTTCTCTTCTTTTTCAGCAATCTTTCCAAAGGTGCGGTTGATGTCTTCGATGTCGATTTTGCCATCTGCCAAGTAAGACCTAGATAGCTCCTGAGCCACGTCGATAGCTCCAGCGAATGCGGCCATAGCAACAGCCTGAACTACATCTAGACCGATTACTGATCCACCGACGAAGATACCTGTGACCTTCAGGATGATTACTGCCATTGTTCTACGAGCGATGTCTAACCACATACTACTTAGCCTTCTTTACTGGTTCGTGAATAGGAGCCGGAGAAACTGGAGCGTCTTCCGGTGTTGCTTCTGTGATTGACTGCTTTAGTTCCCATTGTTCAATTGTTGCTCGAACGAACTTGAGTGGATCTATAAAGCCTTTGCCGTCGGAAGTCCAACGGTGAACCTTGCCTTTACATATCTCGAAGTGAAGGTGTCTGCCAGCCGAAGCGCCGGTGTTGCCCATGATGCCTAGCTTGGTTCCAGCCTTGACCTTTTCGCCTTTGACTACCCTGAGGGAGCCTTCAACCATGTGTGCGTACCTAGTGACATACCACTTGCCGTTTATTTTGGAGCGTAGATCTACGTACCATCCAACGCCACCCAGTGAGCCATCAGCGTTCTTTAGCTTTGAAGTTCCCGCTGCAATAACCCGACCGTCGTGCCAAGCTTCGTTCCAGATTTTGGCTTTAGGACCCCATAGGTCTACCCCGTTGTGATGCTTCTTGATCTTTTCGATTGGGTGCATTCTCCAACCAAAAGGGCTCGTGACCTTCCAGTCCTTCTTGAAGGTTCCATCGAGTGGCATCTGAGGTTTGGTTTTCATTAGCTTCCAATCATGCTGATAATTAGTCCCAGTATTGAGACAACGGCTGCGGATAGTCCGGTGTAGGCAATCTTCTCGATCCAGGCTAAACGTGCCAGGGTAAGCTCGACATGCCTAAGCCTGTCTGGTACATCATCCAGGTGGTCTAGCTTCTCGAGAATCTTGATGAGAGTCTCACCGTGCTCCAGTTGCTTTTGGTAGATCGCGTTCTGTGTTATGCGGACGCCGGTAGTGTCATCCGGCATTATGCTTCAGACTCCGAGAAGTCAGCCAGCTCCCAATCTAATTCTTCTTCATTCCAAAGATAAGTGAAACCATCAGTTGGGTAATCTACTGGAGCAACCCATAAGCAAGTTTCCTCATCGAGCAACCAGGTATCAAAAGGTTTTGGCGGGATAAAGGCGTCGCGATCTTCGTCATAGGTGAAGCCGATTCCAGCGTAGTTTTTTCTAATTCTTGAGTTGTAGCTTGTTTGAATCCAAGTGCCACCCAGATTCTCAACTAGCCAGTCATAACCTTCGTTAGGTGCGTCATTGTCAGTCACCAAAACTCTTAGGACAATGTTGTTTTCATCAATCTCAGCGAAGTGTGCCATTATGCCGCATACCTCACGATTACAATTCCGGAACCACCGTTTGCGCCAGGAACGTTCCAGGTTCCAGCTCCACCGCCACCCGAGCCACTATTGGCTGTAGCGGCTGTTGGGCTTAGATCATTAATGTCAGCTCCGTATCCACGCCCACCATTACCTCCACCAGCTTGACCAGCTCCAACGGTGCCGCCCAAACTAGGACGATAGATTCCTCCACCGCCACCACCAGCATAAGCAACGCTTGATCCGCTGATTGCTACTGTCACACCAGAACCACCATTACCACCAGTCGGGGCAGCTGTCGTTCCATTGACTCCAACAGAACCAGAACCACCACCACCACCTGCTGCGTAGTTGGCACCTTCAAGTCCAGAACCACCTGCGTAACCCTGGTTTGTAGTTCCTGCTCCACCAGCGTTCCTTGTGTTTAGGTTAGTTCCTCCACCACCACCAGAACCGCCTGATGTCGCGAATGTGGCTGGATACGTTCCACCACCACCACCGCCGTTTGATGTTATAGACCCAAAAACAGAGTTAGAGCCAGTAGATCCAGGTGTGGTTCCCTGGCTGTTACCTGAGGCCGCCGGACATCCAGCTCCACCAGCTCCAACAGTTACGGTGTAGTTAGTTGTAGTAAGCGACAATGCTGTTTCCAATGTGCCGCCTCCACCAGTCGCAGTAACAGTAGAACGTAATCCACCGGCTCCGCCACCGCCACCGTGCTGGATTCCTCCACCACCTCCACCAGCAACGACCAGGTAATCTACAGTCAAGTTTTCTAATGGTGTAAAGGTGCCAGAAGAAGTAAACGTGTGAATCCAGAAATTACCAACTTGGGTGATAGTTCCACCGGTAGCTTTTGGAACCCCGCCAGCTTGACCAGCAAGAATACCTAGAGGGATAAGCATTTTTAGCCCAAGTTTCCAATCAAGTAGTAAACGCCAGAGCCGCCGAATACAACGGAAGCTCCTGCGAATTGCTTAGCTGTCTTTAGCTTGGCGTCTGCCGAAGATAGTGTCACACCAGAACCAGCTGCGAATGTGATCTGACCAGAACCAGCCTGAATAAAGTCGATGCGGTCACCCTGCTGAGTTAGGACGTTGTCAATAGTGATGGTGATAGCTGATCCAGTAGAGCGAATAGTTGTTCCAAGGTCGGCTGCAACAACTGAATAGTTAGCGGACTTGTCTGACCAGCCAGAAGGCTCATCAGTTAGATCAACCCAAGCGGTTCCGCTGTAATACTGAAAACGGTTTGTGTCCTCCAGGTAAGTAAGCATTCCCTCGGTCGGACCGGTGATTGCTGAAGCTCGAGCTGTTGAGGAGCTGAATACCATGAGCGACTGGCGCATCAAGAAGTCGTTTAGGTCTGAAGCTGATAGAACGCTACCGTTAGAGAATACTTTATAAGCCATTAGGCTTCCTTCCAAAGTTCTAGAGTTGTGAACCAGTTGTCGACGTCAATTTCATGACTAACGCGAATGACAGTGTAGTATCCCACAATGTTCAGCTGGCTAGTAGTATAACTTACCCCGACCAAAGAACCTGGTGTAAACACCGCTGCGGCTGTTAGATTTCCCAACCGGTCCTTAGCTGGAGTGACTACCTGGCTAACTAGCTTGGTTGGAGCCTGTTGGTAAACAGCGGCCGCCCACCTTGCCAATTCATCAGCATCGGTAGTATTGATTGCCACATCCACAGCTGATTCGCCGTAGAGGTCAATCGAATCCTGATCCTTTAGGAATACGAAGGTTTCTTCATCGGAGGTTAGAGCTACCTTCAGAGAGTTGTAAACAGCGTCAGCATCGGAGCTCACATTGATTTCAGACATACATAAGTGATAAGGACTTGAGCTGTGGTTGTTGCCGACAACATAAGTTGTAGCTGTGCCTTCGGAGCTTGATGGCCTAGGAATAACCGTTAGCTGTTCGGTGTCCTGGTCTATCCAAACAACCGCCAGACCAACATCGATGGCGTCGTTAATTACATCGGGAACCAGGATGTTCTCGGTTTGGACAGCTGGGATGCGTCCGATAGTTGGCTTAGAGTCTGGCGATAGTCCAATTCCGCTCTTTAGGGCAATAAGCTCGAACACTTCATCGGTAGTTGCGTATCCGGCAGGAAAGTCCGTTGTATCCCAGTCGGCTATTCGGGTGTTTACCAATCCCTTGTAAACATCGAAGGCTCGAATCCTGATTAGGTTTGGTCCGTCTGGGTAGTAAGTAACGTCGATAGTGTCGATGTAGCCAACGAATAAAACTCTGTCAATCTCAGGAGCATCTAGGCGAACTCTAATTTTAGTACTCGCTCTGATGTTCTTGTTTACAGTTGGGTCTAGATCGTAGCTTTGAAGGGTTAGGTTGGCTGTGGCTGGTTCAGGCTGGAAGTAAATAGCGTCGCTAATACTGCCACCGATGCTGATAGCTGCGTTAGAAGTTTCGCAACCGACATCCTGCCACTTTAGTCCTGAGCTTGGAGCCAATACATCTTCTCCGCCTAGAAGTGAAACACCTAGAACGAACTCACCGTAGCCACCTAGAACATCATCTCCACCTAGCTCGCTGATACCAAGAATGAAGCTATTGCCATCTTCATCGGGTAGGAGGAACTCAACGAAAAGGTTATCTTTTAGGCTAAAGTCTGCGATCATCTAAGAGCTTGCCTCAACGCTGTTCCGGTAAGGATAGGAGCTCCACCGACTTTGGCACCCTTGTTTACAGCGTTAGCAATTTCCTTGGCCGTGACGTTGCCCTTATTGATGTTGATGGTGACGTTCTGTTTAGGGTTAGAGGTGATGTTGGGCCCATTGGTTGGAGAGCTAGGGATTGTGGGTAAAGCGGCAGGAGTGTACCCAGAGATAGCTACTAAGCCCTGAGCGATTCCGTTTACAAGGTTTGAGAATGTGTTGAATACCGGGAAGGCGTTCTTAAAACCTGATACCAGGATGTCAATTGTCTTTACAATTGTGTCTAGGACTCCAGCTAGAACGGTAAAGAATGAGATAAATCCGTTAGCTTCTGGCCCTGCGGTCACTCCAAATAGCTTACCTAGTGACTGACCTAGCTTTCCAAGAGAAGCTCCAAGTGATCCAAAGGCTGCTCGAACCTGTGGGCTGTCTAGGGCTGTCATCATGGCATTGAAGAAGTTCTGAATGCTTGGAAGAACTGAAACAAACCATGCGCTAAACTTCTCCAGGATAGGCAATAGAACCTGACCAACAGCTTCTTGAACTTCACCAAAGGCTATGTTCATGCGTTCTGTGGCTGTGACTGTTGCAGCTGCGGTTCCACCGACCTGAGATTCAATCTCACCAAGGATTAGGTCTTGGGCCTCAAGGATTCGACCTGATTCAACCAGGGTCTTGATAAGTTCTTTTTGGTCCTCGGTAAATGTAATACCGGCCCTGTTTAGAGCTGTGATTCCCTTGATTGGATCCTGTAAGGCCTTACCTAGCTGAGTAGCGTTAGATTCTGCGCTTCCAAATCCAGCGGCTGCCATGTCAATAGCTGCCTTAGTCGCCCGGTCAAAACTTCCGCCTAGTTCTCCAGCGGTCTTAGTTAGGTTGCGGAATGTGAGAAGCTTGGCTTGGGTTGCTTTGATAACTTCATCATCTACCCCGACAAGTAATGACTGTTCTTGCGCGAAGTCTTTGATTCGCTTGGTGACCTTTGAGGTCTCAGCTCCGAACTCATTCATTGATTCGGCAATAGCGTCGATGCGCTGATCTGCTACTCGAGCTTCTTCGGCCGCCGCTGTTGTGTCTTTGAAGCCTCGAACCATAGCTGCGAAACCTAGGCTTAGACCTAGAGCGCCAACTACTCGACCAATTCCCCTGGCAATTCCACTGGCCTTCTTCTGAAGTCCACTTAGGCTGTTCTGGGCACCTTGGGTTGCTGCGGTCAGCTTTTTGAACTCACCGAGAATCTCTACATTGAGGACTAAGCTCATTCTTCACTAACCTTTTCTAAAACTTTGAGGAACGCGCGAAACTCGAGCATCGTTAGAGACCTGTATTCTGCTGGCGTCATCTTGAACGTCAAACAGAACTGGGCCATCCTATGAGCTGCTTGCTCCCTTATTCTTTTTTTTCATCATCACCCTGAACCATGCTTAGAGCTTGCTTCAGACTGAACTTGCTTGCTTCTTCAATAGTAAACTTAGGGTTATCCCTTTTCATGACAATCCAGATAAAAGCTTTTAGAACTTTACCTTTAGGCTTGCCATTACCAAATGCCTGATCTATTGCCTCACCTGTTAGGTTCTCGAGAATCTCTACTTCTTCTAATGTGAGGCTTTCAAAATCGAAACTGCTCATTCTGTGGGTATTCCTTTCGTGGATTGACTTGCTATTAGCTTATCCAAACTTCTGTAATAGTTTTGGTAAACCTCATCGCGAGTAATTCCCAAAGCTTTTACAAAGAATGGTTGTGGTTTGATGTTGCGCTTGAACCAACCCCAGTGAATCGGGTTAGCGTAGGGAACGGAGCGGTTATTACCAGCTGAAACGGATACCTTGTTTAGAGCTTTAGATACCCTGATGCTATTGCGTAGGGCTCCAGATCTAACAGGAACTAGGCTTCGAGCTTGATTAGCAACTAACTCACCAGCCTCAGAGCCGGCCGCCTTTATCTCAGCGGCCGGAACTCCGATTGCTTGGAGAGCCTTTATAGCTTGCTTATAGCCCTTTACCTTTACGCCAGCTGGCTCAGCCATGACTAGCTACGATCGATGTGAACGCCGTAGAAGTCGTGGTTAGTTGGGTCGTGAGGAGTGTTCTTCACTTCTAAGGTGACAGAGAACTTAGCGGTCTCGTTGCTCATTAGAGATAGTGGAGGAAGCTGGTTGAATACAGCGGTTCCAGTGTAATGTGGCTCATCGTCGGTTGGCGTTGTGTTGCCGTTAGGGGCAATAACAAAAGCAACCTCAGTTCCGAAGTTGTCCCATAGAACGCGGTAAAGGCTAGTAGCCTCTCCAGAGGTAATTCCGTCTAGCTGAAGTGCCCACTGTCCACCGACTCTGGTTTCACAGAACGTCTGGATATCGCCAGGGGCATCATCAAGTGTCAATTCAACCATGTTTGCGTCACACGCGTAGTCGGTTGAACCAATCTTGAAGATAATGTTTTGAGCTTTGATTCTTGTTGAAGCAGCCATGAGCTACCTTTCTAAATTGTTAAGTTGAGCTGGCAGTAAATGTTAGCTGACAGATACTCAGCGTTGTTGGTCTGTAAGTTGTAAGGCTGATTGACCGAGGTAATGCGAACATAATTCAAAGGCTCAATAGCATTCAAACAATCTTCGATTAGCTGATCTAGGTTCTCAGTAGCTTTCTTGTTAGTAGCGGTCGATGAAACCAAAACTAACTCGATGCCCAAACTCCATTCGCCAAACTCAGCGGTCTGAAGATAAGGCTGGGCTGCGTTCACAATAACGATAGGAGGGGTTATGCGGTCTGGAACGTACTCCAGAACGTTTAGCCCTGCCTCAGCTAGTTCGAGCTTGAACTCGACCTTTGCTGCGTTGATTTCGCTCATACTGCGTAACCGGTGTAAGGCATCAGTAGAGGGTAAACGGCATTCATTGGATCCTTCGCAACTCTGATGGGTGAGCCATCAAAACTAGCGAATTGAGCCACACCGTTTGGAGCAGACCTCCTGTGGAAGAGCTCAGAAGCACAAATCAAAATAGCTTGCCTGTGAAGATCAGTTGGGACTTCAGCCTCACCTTGGTATCTATCTACCAAGGCGTGACCAGCGTCTAAACATTGTTCAACAAAATCACTATCTTCGTCGGTTCCGACGTATGCCTTGAACTCCGCGAGGAGGACTGCTCCAGCCAAGTGTGTTACCTACTAAGCTACTACGTCTAGCTCGACAATTGCGCCCTCGAATGGGACGGTGATTGCCATGTAGCCGTAAACAGAGATGCTGTCGGTCAAGGTTGTGATGTCATCAGCGGACAGTCTTACTGGAGCTCCAGCAGACTCTAGGGTCTGAAGAGCTGCGCTGTTGGCAACGTATGCCTTGGTTGCGGTCATAGCTGGGTCCACGATGATTGGAAGACCTAGTAGCTGACCAGATAGACCAGGAACGTTAGCGGATCCAATGTTGTTTACTCCAGCGCCGTTTACTAGCACTACTGGACGGCCGTCTTCGCCAGCAACAGATAGAAGGAACTTGTAAGCTGTGGTTCCAACAACGATTGCCTCTGGGCGTAGACCGGTGTTCTTGTAGATGTAAGTAGATGCGTCTGCTAGTCCACCGATTAGAGCTTCTGAGGTTCCAGCTGATACATCGAAGACCTTGCCGGTGTAGGACAAGCCCTGAACCTTAGCAACGAATGCTGCGTTGGTTGCGTTTGCGTAAGCAATAGATAGAGCGCGTAGAGCGGTGTCTAGGTAGTTTACGGATGAACGCTCGATGGTCTGCTTGCTCATTGAGGTGTAGCCACCGTAAGTAATTACGTCAGCTGACTCAGAGGAGATGGTTAGGTTACCGAAAGCAAGCTCTTCGTTCTCTGGGTCCTGAACACCAACAGTAAGAGTGTTAGCAGATACCTGAGCGTACTCAACAGTCAATCCGGCTGCTGGAAGAGCTGCGCGAGAGAATGCTGATAGAGCTGGACGGTTGAAGTCGATTAGGTTATCGATGTAGCCCAAGAAGCCTGGAAGAGCTACGGTGTCAGCTGAAGTGCTAGCGTCGCGTGTTAGCTGAACTGCGTCAGCGTCACCCTTTGCTAGAGCCTTAGCGAACTCGCCCTGTGAGCGGAACTTGTGTGTTGCTGGTGTTGCCATCTCGACTGCTTTGCCTGACTCAACGACTCGGCGCAGTTCTGCAACCTCATCCTGAACAGTGCGAACGTCAAGTTCAATGTTTTCTGACATTGTTTCACTTTCTGTTTCGATAGGAGTCTCATCAGCTGGCTCGACCATTTCTGGTTCTGCTTGGCTGCGGACTTCGGTTATTTTTGCGCCTTCAAAGGCAGGGAACGGAACTACTGAAACCTCTTTGAGATCTACTAGCTCCCTAACAATCGTTTGGCCTTCTTTCCGATCTACAACCGGGAAGAA